GTATGTGCCGGTGTGGCGGAACTGGTAGACGCAGCAGACTCAAAATCTGCCGCCCTTACGGGTGTGGGGGTTCGATTCCCTCTACCGGCATTGAGGGGTCGTCTAATGGTAGGACAGCGGGTTTTGGTCCCGCATATCGGGGTTCGAATCCCTGCCCCTCAGTTGGTGTTACACCGTGCTACACGCTAGTGTGCCACTTTGACGCACGTTAAGTTACTACTTTGACGCAGGAGATAGTATGCGGCGCCCAATGAGAACAACGAATGCGTACGTTGACGAGTTGCGTATGTATAACGATGCGCAGAGCATTCGTCGCGGACGTAAGAAGGACGGGTATCCGCCCGACTACTTCAAGGACGTGTACTCGTATAAGCAGCCGCGCCGCAATGAGAAGGGTTGTGGTGACGTGAAGTGGATCAATACTGCTACGGGCGAAGTGCAGATTGTGCATTGTGACGAGGTTAGTTCCACGTTCCGGTACAAGAAGCCTGCGCGTTATGCGCAGTACAATTTGAGGTACGACCGCCGCGATGACGACTGACGATACCGAAGCAAAATACTTCTCTGAGGATGCGAAGAAGAGCATTCTGGAGATGGCTATGCGTCCGATTGCGGTGATGACGATTGCGCAGGCGCACGGCATTCCGCAGGAGACGTTTCGTCGGCGTGTGGAAGAGGAGGACGAGTTTGGTGTGGCGTTTCAAAAGGCTCGCGCCGCACTGCAAGCCAACCTTGTAGGTAATGTTATGGATCGTGGGGATGGGGATTGGCGTATGCACGCCCACCTGTTGGAGCGATTGTTTCCCGGCGGGTACGCAAAGGAGCGGCCTAACACGATCAAGATTGAGTCTGCGACGTTTGATTGGAACCAGTTGGGCCGCATCGACGCAAAAGACTTGCCGAAGCGCGAGGTCAAGCAGATTGAGCCTGAAAGCGTAGAGGTCAATGACCCGGAGGATTGACAAGCAAGAGAACAAGCGTCGTCCGAAGGCGGGGACAAAGAAACGGCTTGTCAATGATATGCCGCAAGACCAGTTCGACTTGCGCAAGAAGATCCTTGAAGAGCCGGACTGGGTATACCCGGCGCTACTTGGGATGTATCCGTGGTCGAAGCAGTGGGACGTAATTCACAGCGTCAGAGAAAACAAGCGCACCGCTGTTAGGTCGTGCCACGGTTCCGGCAAAACCGCCGTCGCTAGTGCCGTCGTACTTGAGTTCATGCTGCAAGGACCGTGCCGCGTCATCACTACGGCGCCTACATGGAGTCAGGTTGAGCAGTTGCTTTGGCGCGAAATCGCCCAACGCCACCGCAACATCCAACCCGCCTTCGGCAAACTCTTCAAGACCCAGTTGGAAGTCGCACCAGACTGGTTCGCCATCGGCCTTAGCACCGACACGCCAGAGCGTTTCCAAGGCCACCACGCCCCACGAATGCTCCTCGTAGTAGACGAGGCCAGCGGCGTAGACGACGCCATCTTTGAAGCATCCGAAGGCTTCCTCACCGCCGACGGCGCCCGCGTACTCCTCATCGGAAACCCCACCCGCACCGCCGGAACGTTCTACCGCGCCTTCAAACCCGACTCCGGATGGAACCGCATCCACATCAGCGCGTTCGACACCCCCAACTTCACCGGAGAAGAAGTCCACCCCGACGCCACACGCGCCCTCGTCACCCCAGAATGGGCCTCAGACGCCGCAAACCAGTGGGGAATCGACTCGCCAGCCTACAAAATCCGCGTACTAGGCGACTTCGCAGAAACCACAGGCCGACAATTCTTCCAATTCCTAGAAAAAATTCGACATTCTGAGCCACGCAAGCGTGGCAGAATGTTTGGACAACCAGTGCGTGGCGGCAGTATCCGGTTTATTGAGGACACAAGCGGGCCAATCAAGATTTATCACGCGCCAAAAAAGGACCGGCGCTACATCGTCTTTGCCGACGTGGCCGGAAGCGTCACCGAAGATGACTATCAAGCGCGAATAACTAACTATAACCAGCAAGATGGGTCCGACTACTCCGCCGCCGTCGTAATTGACGCCGAAAACGGCCAAATCTGCGCCGAATACCACGGCAGGCCCGCCCTAGACGAGTACGCAGAAGACCTCAGCCGCCTAGCCCACACCTACAACAAGGCATTGCTAGCCGTAGAGCGCAATAACCAAGGCCAAGCCGTACTTCTACTGCTTACAACCACGTTCAACTACCCGAACCTGTACAGGCCGCGCCACGTCAACAGCACACGCCCCGATCTTGACCGCAAAATGGGCTGGCTCACCAACAGCGCCACCCGTCCGCGAATGTTGTCCGCGCTTCAGACGCAGATCCGGGATCATCCAGAGACTATTTGCTCTGAACGACTGATTGACGAGTTGAAGACGTTTGTGTACGACCGGCGTGGCCGCGAGGGCGCGGATTATGGGTGTCACGACGACCTCGTAATGGCAACGGGCGGCGCATTCGCCGTTATGCAAGAGACAACGTACACACCGATCAACTTGCTGCCGCAGAGGCGGACTCGTACGACCAGCACAATATCGAAACGCGCCCCTCGCGTTTGATAAATTGTTGGTATGAGTTTTGTACCACCTTCCGGAGCGCAATCTGCGGCACGACGCGGCCTAGAACTTGTCAAGGCTGGTAAGGCTGGCAAGGGATTTGAGCCAGCAACCGCTGACCGCGCACGAAAGATTGCTGCGGGACAAGCGTTGACGCTAGATCACGTCAAGCGAATGCACTCGTTCTTTTCACGGCACGAAGGTGGGCGCAGCAAGAAGGCTGCCCCGGGCGAAACTACGCCGTGGGACGTTGCGCAACTTGCTTGGGGTGGCAAGGCGGCTAAGAATTGGGCTGCTAAGATTGCAGCCAACAACAAGAAGTAGTAGGATTAGTTTATGCCGCAACCGGGTGACAAGGAAAAAGGTTATGTGGGTTTTGCCAAACTTGTTTCCAAGTTGAAGGGCAAGGTCGATAATCCCGCCGCTGTGGCGGCTAGTATTGGTCGTAAGAAGTTGGGTGCGGCAGAGTTTAATCGTCGCGCTCAAGAGGGCCGTCGCGCAGCGGCAGCCGGACGAAGGAGCAAGTAATGCCCGCAAAGAAGAAGATGCCGCAGAAGCCGCCCATGACGGGTGCCGCTAGGACCGGCGTGGGTGGAACGATTCCGGGTCGCCAAACTGCGCAAGGCAGCGTGATGGCTACCGCTAAGACTGTGCGCAACGCCAACGAGACTGCTCGCAAGACGAATGAGGGCGCTAGGGCTGGTGCGCGGTCTGCCGAGGTCCGCAAGTTCTTGAAGAAGTACGGCGAGGGAGCGCAGTAATGGACCCGGAGCAGATGCAACAAGCAGCACCGATGGGTGGCGAGCAAGCGCCCGCAGCGCAACTGCTCCCCGTCATGGCAATGCTTGCCCAACAACAACAAGGCGCGCTTGCCCAGCAAGAGCAGCAGATGATGATGTTGAAGGAGGCGATGCGTCAGCAAATTCTTCGCCTTGTCAGCATGATGCCGACGGCTAATCCGGCCGGTGTTGCTGCGCGCACGGAGCCTCTTCCCGCCAGCATGAGTCCGATGGATGCTGAGGGTGCTGAGGTTGAGGGCGAGATGGAAGACGAGGGCGCTGAGTACGCCGGGGAGATGATGTAAATGCCGTATACCAATCCGGTTCGTTACCCAAACGCGCTTGAGCAGGCCGATCCTGAGGGCGCTCTTAATCAGTACGTTATTGACAACATTGCTGACCATGAGGCGCGGATCAAGACCGGCATTGATTCGTATACAACTTCTGCTCGTGATGCGCTTACTGGTGTTGCTGCTGGAACGATGATCTATAACTCAACTCTTGGTCGCACTCAGGTTTACTTTAATAGCGCATGGGTTGATACTGATACTTTCCGCACGGTTGGCGCTACCGGGTACAGCAACACCAATGTTCCTCCGGCGTGTCGCCTGATCAATACCGCCAACGTCTCTCCGTACACGGCGGGTAATGCGATCACTTGGAATAGTGAGTCGTTTGACACGGACGATATGCACAGCACGACGACAAATACGGATAGAATCACGATCTCCACTGCTGGCATTTACTACGTCTATGGGGTTGTGAACGCAACGCTTGCATCTTCGGCCGGGTCTACCATGAGTATTGAGTGCAGAGTGAACGGTTCTTCATCTAATATCGTATTCACCGAAGCGCAGGTCGATGGGATGGGATTCTCTGCCGGAACGTACGCTTTTAGCGGTTCAGGCCTGTGGAATCTTGCCGCTACGGACTATTTAACGCTAATCTTCAATACAAACAATCCGGGTACGAAAACCATCACTACCGCGTCCTCGTTTGGTGCCGTACGGATGGGTAGCGCCACCTAGGTTGAACGTGTTCTGCATTTAATTAGAGAGTAAGGAGCAAGAATTGCCTGCTACTAACAACTTTTCTAGCACTGATGCGGCCATCCTCGCACCGTACACAGACGCCGTTGCGATTACCCCAAGTAACACGGTTGATCTTGCCCAAGTAACTCGCGCCCTTCACGCGCACGGCGCTGGTTCGCATCACGATGTTGCGGTTACCCTTGCTAATGATCCTGACGGGACAAGCGTTGTTCTGTCGATTGCTAAGGGTGATGTGCTTCCGATTCGTGTTAAGCGTGTCTGGGTGACGGGTACGACGGCAACAACTATTGTCGGCTTGTACTAGGCTTTGGGCCGCAAAAGGCTCATACTGCTAATCTAATAGCATGGCTGAGTACAACGACCGGGAAATCATTGCACGATTCAATAAGTGCTTTGACGCTGCCAAGAATCCTCACGCGACTCGCGTAGAGAAGTACAACAAGTGTGATGATGCGTATAACGCCGTGCTGCGTCCGCGTGACGACGAGTGGCAGTCCGACTTGCATCCGCCGTACGTCATGCAGATTGTGGAGTTGTTGGCTAGCAATCTGATTGATGATAATCAGCGCGCGAAGGTTGTGTCGGCGCAGCCGCAGAATGATGCTTCGGCAGAGTTGCATGAGCATTTGCTGAACCAGCAGCGCGAGGCTGACAAGTATCAAGAGAAGTTGACGCCGTTTGTGTTGCAGGCGTTGATTCGTGGTATCACGGTTGGCAAGGTGACGTGGCGCGAGGAGTGGCGTAAGGTCAAGCAGCGCGAGTACAAGCCGTCGCCGTTTGGTGCTGCTGTCGGGAAGGTGACGGAGCAGCGTGTTCCGTATCGTCAGCAGCCGGGGTTTGTGGTTGTGGATGCCAAGCAGTTCTTGTGGGATCCGACTGCGCACTCGCTTGATGATGCAACGGATTGTTTCCATATCACTTATGAAACGAAGTCGTCGTTGAAGAACAGTGGTATTTACGACAACGTTGATGAGATTGTTGATGGTTCGTCTAGCGAGTTTGAGAATCGCGAGAACAAGCGCAAGGGCCGCGTTGAGGTTATTGAGTGGTGGCACCGCATGGGTGATGAGATTTACCTCACCACCATTGCGAATCGTGGCACCGTGTTGCGGCATGAGTGCAGCCCGTTCTGGCACGGAGAGTTCCCGTTTGTTGTTGCTAGCCCGATGCCTAGCCTGTTTGAGATTGGTGGGCATAGCGTCGTAGAGATGATTGCGGACATTCAAGCCGCGTTGTGGGAGATGCAGAATCACCGCATTGATAACACGCGGTTTATGTCGAACGCTGCTGTGTTTGTTGATCCGTCTGCGGAGCAACAGGATTTTCGTCTTATGCCGGGTGGCATTCTGCGGGCGCGTCCCGATCAGATCCAGCCGTGGCAGCCGAACACCAGCATTCTTGCGCCGACTGTGCAGGCTGAGGAGTTGCTAAAGGGCGACTTGCAAAACCTGAGTGGCGCGGTTGCATATCTAAGCGGTGCGAGTGATTCGCAGATGGATCAGACGACTGCGACGGGTATCAGCATTATCCAGAACATGGCGACCAAGCGGATTATGCGGATGAAGCAGCAGATCTTGTTTGCGTTGAAGCGTGTGGGTGAGCAGCAGATTGCGTTGAATCAGCAGTTGTTGCCGCCGAATGTGGCGATTCGTATTGATCGTGGTGCTGCTGGTATTGAGTGGCAGGCTGCGAACCCGGCTATGTTGCAGGGTAAGTACGAGTATGTTGTTGAGGATGCTGCGGAGTCGTTGATCCGTCAGGAGAAGCGGGCTGAGGCGCTGGCTAAGGCTAATTTCTTGACGGCGAACTATATGCTTATGCAGCAGGCTGGTATTCAACTTGACCTGAAGAAGGTCGTTGAGGATGTGACTGAGGCGTTTGGCGAGGAGCCTGCTAAGTACTTTACGCAGGCCCCGCCACAACCGACTTCCCCTCCGCAACTGGTCGGCGGGGGCGAGGCTGCGGCGGCACCGACACCCAACACAGGTGTTCCTGCTGGTGTAGAGGAACAACAGTTGGCCGGTGCCGCCGAAGCAGCCCAAGGAGAGTAATGCCGTCTACGCTTCTTGACTCTGTGTTGAGTCAGACAAGTTGGGTGGCAATTGAAGAGGAGTTGCAAAAGCGGAAGGATGTGCTTTTGCGGCAGTTGGTGTACGATAATCTTTCACAAGAGCAAAGTGATGTTCTCCGGGGTGAAATCCGGGGGCTTGACTGGGTACTAAAACTCAAGACAA